AACTCACTGGGGTAGCGATCAGATGGCCTCAGTTGAACCGCAAGGCTTGATTAAATTGGTAAAGAGCATTAGAGACATTGAGCTCTCCAGGGGAGGATATGGCGCTAGAGAAGTCCTAGCCTCAGAAAAAGAAAAAAGAAAAACACTTAGAGGAAAATGAAGATAACTCCAAAAAAGATCCTTCAGTTCTTTGAAGGCAACATCAAGATGTTGGGAGACATGTTTTATCTCCTACCTGAACATGAAAAAGAACAAGTATTCTTTAGATCTCAGATCTGTAAGGAAGAGTGTGTGAAGCTAGGATATTGCGTTTACTGCGGTTGCGACGTCCCGGGAAAGCTGTATGTAAAAGAGTCTTGTAATGGAGGAGAAAGATTTCCTGATCTCATGTCAAAGAAGGACTGGGAAGAGTATAAAAAGGAAAATAACATTGAGGTAAATGATCTATTACATTGACATTGACGACACGATATGTACTCTATCTGAGTCCATGAACTATGGATCAGCTACACCCATTCCAAAAGCCATTGAGAAGGTGAATCGTCTCTATGAAGAAGGCCATCGCATCGTCTTCTGGACTGCTAGAGGGACTGTTAGTGGCAAGGATTGGAGACAGTTAACTGAGAGTCAACTCATCTCTTGGGAAGTAAAATATCATGAGCTCAAATTCGGTAAACCTGCATACGATTTCTTCATAGACGATAAAAACATCAATTCGAATGATTGGCTCAGCAAGTAACGTAAAGGTACTTGTCCTAGGCAACGATCCTCAGATCAACACCATTGATTTTGACAGATTGAAGCCTGAAGTGATCACACTGGGCGTGAATAGGATCTGGTTGAAACACATACCTGACTATCTTTTTTTCAATGATATTCAGATCTTGACTGAGATTGAAAGACATCCTGAAATAATGGCTCAACTTCAATCTAATACTAAGTGTTTTTCTAGTGATTGGATTAGGCATAAATTAAAAAGAACCATTCCTCAATGGATAGAAATACACCGACGAACCAACGCGATCTCTTTTCCAGACTCTGTAAGTACTGCAATAAATATCTTTTCATCTAATTTTTTAACTGATAAGCGGGTGACTTATTACCTTGCTGGAGTTTCCCTAAAATGGACTAATCCTAGTCACTTTTGGAAGGAGATGGAATACGAATCATTGAATAAACACGGTCAAGATTGGTACACCACGCGATTTGTTAAAATGTCGGAAAACTTTAGAAAGATAAAGGCCAGAGGAATACGCGTAATCTCAGTGAATCCCAACTCCAATCTAAATAAGATGTTTCGTTATGAGAGCATTGATAACCTTTATAAGTGATTACCCAGGAATGAGTGAGATTGCAGTAGTCACTGCGCTAAGTGCTCCAACTAGTCCAAGTATTGCGCTAGGTAGCTCAAACTTTAGTTTAGACGCTATCAAGATCAAATTAGTCAGTGCCGATGTTGCGATAGAAAGGCTCTTCAATAGAGTCTTTTTAGTCTGAGTCGCTACTCCTAACGTATACGCAGGATTAGCACTAGATGGGGGCACTGAGATTGATGGAGGAACTACAACTAATGCTGCAACTGTCTGTGCCTCAGTAGGGATAGAATCGATCGCCTCTTTCGCGATCTTATACTCCTGTTTCATCTTTGTGATGTCCTCCTCCACTGCAGGTTTTATGTTCTTCTTCATTGTTTCAACCGCCTCCTTCGCTTTGGCATCAGCTTCAGCTTTAGCCTCTTCTTCTGACATTCCTCTTTCCACGTTTTCTTTACGTTCATCCTCAATAAGTTTAAGGTAATTTGCCATTCCCTCATCCTTCTTTACCAGATTTTCGATGACGGTGTCTGTATTGAGTCCAGGAATGCTCTCTCCTAAATCTCCTAATTTTAACGCGGAAGATAATTGTGCTTCTATTGCCATAATTATTTAGTTTTTGAAGTCTTGCTCAAGAGAGCACTAGGTAAAGGTAGAGCCGGTGGCGCTCCAGCCGATGGGTGAGTGTGAGTGTCAAAGAAAGTCTTAAATGAGTCTCCCTTGATCACAGATTCGGCGGCGTCTTTTCCAAGCTCAATATTTGGAGAATCGATCACTACTTTATTTGAAGTCTTTACTGTGATCAGGTTATTAGGATCGATGTTTATGCTTGCCTCCTTTATTGATATCGTGAGTCCCTTACCCACAGTAAACCAGATCTTTAATTCTTGATCTCCATCAAAAAGGATCACATGAGAGCCGTCATACTCACTATTGAGCTCATCCTTTACGTCCTGTGCAAGTTCCTGAATCGCAAAGTATTCTGGAGAATAAGGATTACCGTTGTCGAATCTTACTGCGACCACACTATTTACCTTGGGAACTGATACTGATCCTCCGCCTCCTCCTTGTCCAAAAAAGACTGATCTGTTCTTAGGGTAGGCCCACGGCAAGTCCTCTGCAGCGATGTCATCATGCACTCCAAAGACTCTGACCCTAGCTCTGCCCTCTTTGCGAGGATCGTCTATTGCCACAATGGTTCCCAAGAACTGTTTGTCTAAGAAGTCCTCTGCGTCCCTATTCGATATGTCGTGATTCGTCATCATTAAATTATATCCTGTTTCTCCATTGAGTTTTATTGACCGTATATGTTTCCTAAATCCTTAGTCGTCGGGTTTATGAACTGGGTTGCTGCAGCTAGGCTTGGATTGATCAAGCCACCGATTGATTCAAGAGAAGACTTGAATTGGTCAGCTGCGCTACCGATTGCCTTTCCTACTAGAGGTAGATTACTTGCGCTATTCAGCACGTTCGCTCCTTGTGAGTTAATGTTTCTGTAACTCCATGGGTTATTTACTTCCGACATTGACGGATCGTCTACTAGCTTAGTTCCGTCCTGATACTCGCTCTCTTCCTCAAAGAAGCCGATGTTTATGCTGAATGCGTTTGTCGCAGCTTCTTTTCCAGCAGAGACTCCTAATGATGCACCTCCTGCGAAACTCTTCGTAAAGTCAAAAGTACACTGTCGACACTTGAATTTAATATAGCCGAACTGTTTTAGCACGCTAGCAACGTCTAGTTCACTAGAAAAGGCGCTTCCTGCATTTGCCAATTGGGTAGCGATAGTGTTTATTCCGCCAGTATTGATTCCAAACGTGTTTGCTAGGGCACCGACATTTCCTCCTAATGTGTATCGAATGTTCCTAACTTCGGCCACATAGATGTCCATTGCAAACCACTGCAGGTTATCCGGCAGTCTCTCCTTTAGGTGAGTCTTATCGAATATCGCTCCTCTATAGAGGTTAGCCAACTCAGTTATCCTAAGGTCAATCGCCTCTAGTGTGCTTATTGTGATTGAAGTTTCTTTACTTCCTTTGGCAATGTCCGTTCCCTTAGTCCACATTGAATCAAGACCGGTGATCGACTGAAAGTACCATGGTGCATTAAAAGTAATGTATTCTAAGATCTCCTTAAAGGTCTTGATCTGTGCTTCTTTGTCCTTGTGACCGACTGATCCAAAGTATCGCTGTGCGCTGTTAGACGCCTCTGGCTTTGCAAAAAGTGGGCTTGTCCAGAGTATGTCTCCGAAGGGCGCAGCTTCCTCAAACCTAAAATCGATTGAAAAAGTCAAGTAAGTCGGCTCGTCGTATCGATCGAAGTTTAAGCCTTTTCTAAAGGTATTTACCTTGTTCTGTATTCCGTAAAAGTTATGCATTTAGGGTCGTGATTGTTTTTGATGGAGTCCACTCTCTCTTCGTTAGAAATAGTTCTGTCCAGAATAGCATCTTGTCCTTAGGATCAAAGTAATACCTGGCTCCCTTAACGTAATATTTCCCACTTAATTGAGTGTCAATGGATTCTGATCCTAATTCTTTATTTTGAGCGTTAGCCGTATTCTCTTCCAAGTTAGCATCCTTTCTGAGCTTTTCAGCCATCTTTACTGTTATGAATAGCGGAATAGCTGATCCTCGAATCACATTGAAATTGATTCCTTTTAATCTCACCTTAAGTTGCAGCTTTTCTAATTCTTGCATGTTATGAGTATTAAAGACTCGAGCAGCATTCCAGTGTTCGTGAGTGTTTCCATAGTTAATGTCCATCCATTTCTTATGACCTACCTCAGTCATTCCCTCGTTCTGAGGAACTAGCATGGCGTCTTCTGATGCTCCTGGAGAAGTAAGCGGAACCGTCCAAAAAGTCTTGAACTTTTTGGCCTCATCGGGTTCTACTTGATCGTAATAATAGATCTGTTTCTTGTAACCGGAAGATCTTAAAACGTTTCCCTGATCAGAGATCAAATTCGCTTCATAGATGTAATTTATCTTATTCTTATAACCTACCTGGTTTGTCAGAAAGTTAACGACCGTGTCTTCAGATATTCCCTGTTTTAACTGAGAATTCTTTTGAGTCTGGTCAGAGTCTGCTTGCAAAGCGTCTGCCCATGAATTAAAGGTCAGGTCAGTCTCTGCTGGAACTATTTGTGTGTTCACTTCAATTAGAGCTAACATGAGTTCTTTACTAATGAATGATGTAAAGAACGACTCATCGTTTTGATAAGCGTGCTCTGCTACATGTCGAATAAAATTTAGAGGACTGCTACAGAAATTTATCCAAGTCATGGCATCGGCCGGTGAGTAGTCGTTCTCTACAAAACCTAGACCCAATTCTTGACAGATCTGTTGAAGAGCTTCCTTTGATGTAGAATTAGGATAACTCTTAGCCGCGTTATTGTGTAACCTAGGAATAAACAGCTCCCCAGAAACAAGATAAGTTATGTTCTTAGTCAGCTCTACGTTGTCTCCTGAATTACGAGGAGCTATCGACTTCATGCTAGCAATCAGGAAGTCCGCTCTTACTGGTTTTAAGTTTGGATTAGGAGACTTTAGATATACGCTTGCAAGCAAATGCTTTTTAGGATATGTGTTTCCTGAAAACTCTCCAGCCGAATCCTTAAAGATGAGAGTAAGCTTAGGTAAGAAAGCAGTCTCATCAATAGTCATCGATTCAATATTTGTGACTACCTGTCCTCCTATTTTCACAAAGGGCACAGTTGATCCCGCCTTTTGAGCAACATCAGGATACACAGTCGACTCTTTAGTTATGGAAGGAGTCGTAGAATCTTTCGATGTATCCAAATCAAAAAGATCAACCATCTTGATCGATGGTTGAATAGTAGTCTTTAATGTCTGTTTAAATGCCATCTTTAGAACTTTCCTTTATTCTTTAACTGATCTTGTACTCGGCTTCGTGCCAATGAATTGCTCTGGGTGGAACTAGCGTTTTGAGTCATGTCTGGACCAAAAAGCACGATACCGTCAACTACTCTCACGTTCTGTGCACCAGTAAGGTTCACGTTTGGAGGAACCACTTCAGAGACTTTAGTCCTTAGTGATTCAAGTCGTCTCTTGTCCTTGTCCGACTTGGGATTCATTATCTTCTGTTCGTTCTTCTTTTGAGGTTCAGTCCCTTTTTCTGGAACAGTGGTCGGAGCGACTATCATCTTTCGAATCTTATTGATTGACGGAACTAAAAGTATCTCTCCCAAGTCAAGTGAGAAGGGATTAGAGATTCCATTATACTTAAGAAGAACATCCCAGTTATCGTATTCTGAGTATACTTTCATCGACATTAGATCAGGTCTCATTACTTCAAACTCACTCACAAAAATGTTTCCTAGTGCGATACCGTTCTCGTCGAATTTATAGGTCGCACTCATCAGGTCTGCGATCGATTCGCCATTCACATTCTTAATAAAGCTCTTAGTTCTTAATAGTTTACTTACGATCATCTTAATCCTTTGTTTTTAGTTCTTGGAAGTAGCTTGGAAGTATTCCAGAGTTTGCGAATCCATCTCCATATGCTCTTTGTACGCTGCGCTTAAAGTAATCGCTAAGAGCGGACGGAGCGGCAGTATTCGTCACTGCACCCGAAGATTTTACCATGTCCTGGACTGCCTGTATGCCCGAATCAATGGCTGAACCTTGAGCATTAGATAGTCGAATGCTGTTGTATTCTCCATAGGAGTTGTATGCACTGGCCGGATCCTGTAACTTGGTGAAAGTCATGTCACCTCCACCCATGTTAAACATGGACTCAATGTCCTGTTTCGCTCGAGGTCGACCTGGCTCCAGGCTAAGGCTAAACTTTACTCCTACTGGAAAGTCACTGTCTCCCAACTCCTCAGTAAACGCTACTGTTGTAGTCTTTAAACACAGATTTCCTATTACTGCGACTGGATCCATTGGGTTACCTACCGTGAGGTGCCATTCTCCCACTGCTCGACCGTCAAGAAGCGCACGTAGGACAAGAGGTTTTTGATAGAGTCCAGAGAGTCTGGCTGAGACTATGTCCTGCAAGACAGGATTTTTTCCAGCGGCAGTCGTTAGCTTTGTTATAGTTTCTTCTAGATTGGTCGCTGCATCAAACTCAGATCCTAGGCTATCTAAGAAGTTCTTTAATTCTGATGCCTTTTCAACAGTCAGTCCTCCTAACTGGGTCAACATGTCCTTTGCTCCCTCAATCGCATTTCCCTGTTCAAGCTTTTCATTATTTAATCCTAGTGCCAGATAGCCGGTCTTTTGAAAGTATCGATACGATCCTCCCCAAAACAGAGCTCGGTTGTAGGTCAAGGACAGGAAGTTGCTCATTAGGTCAAGCATGGCCACTTTAGGATTCACGTTTCCATAAGATCTCATGGTGTATTCAAAGTCTAGTTTAATCTGGTGAGTGAATACATATCCTTTCTCTCTAAGCTTGGTCTTGTCGATGACATTGATCGGCCCTAGTACTCGGTTCCAATATGCACCGTTCTGCCACGAGTCCTTAACGAACTGTTGTAGAGTCGCGTCATATCCGCTGGCTTCAAAAGGATTGTTTGGGTTCTGAAAGAAGATCGCAGTAAGAGCTGCCCGAAGAGTCTCAGCGTCCTTCTTTACTCCAAGAGCGTCAAGTACCTTTCCGGCCTCAACCTCATTTCCTTCAACGTCCTGTACGGTTGCGGTCGCATCGTCCTTCCAGTTAAATCCATAGCTCATTCCCAAGATGCTGCTTAATGTGTTGCCGGATCCTCCTCCCCACCAAGTCACGGCTTGCGCCAAAGGAATCAGTGGCAGGTTTTGCTGAGCGACTCCCAAGTTGTCCTCAACAGGAATCGGATATCGTCTCAGGGTAAGCAATCTATTGTTAGGAATCTTCCCATAGTACTTACACCATAAAAAGTCATTGTATTGGTATGGAGAAGGATATAACGGCCCTTCCTTACTTGACGCTTTCTTTTGTGATTCAGCGATTATGATCGATGCAGTAGGGTTCTCAATCACCTTCCTTCTCTCTTCATGCAGGACGTCTGCTCCAAGTATTGAGCTCTGGTAGGTGAACCTGTGTTTAGTAACATCATAGACTCCTGCCGAAACATCAGACGCTCCGCTTGCGAAATGAGCGTACCTAAATATGTAAAAAGGATTGAATAATGAATCCGTTCCTATCACAGGAATCGCTGATCCTGCAGGACCGTCTGCTCCTCCTAAGTAACTTCCGTTTATGTAAGTAGAAGTACTGTCTGCAATCGCAGAATCAGTCAAGCCGAGTATTCCCCTAGCCTGAGCTTCAGTTGGATCCACATTCTGTAGAATGTTATTGTTATCTCCCTGATTGGGCCAAATTGACATAATAATTCCTTTTTATTATTTATAGTCGACCCTTTACTGGGTGATCAGTCTCGGTTTTTCAAAAAATCGTTAAAGCTTGAAATCTTTTGTACCATCGATTTCTTCTTGGTTTTCTTACCCTTTGGCTTTCTTCCCGGACCAGCAAGAGCAAAGGTATCCATGTTAGAGTCTACCATTGTGCCTGGAGTCTGGAATGCTGTTCCTGGAGAGACTCCTCCCTCGCTCTCCTTCATCTCAGCCGACTTGTAAAACTTAGGGCCCTCATTATCTCCATAAGGAGTTAGTCCAACTACGTCTAACCTAGCCTTTGCTGTCGCCTTTTTAAGACCCTTATCAAAGTCTCGACCTGCTTGCTTTCCTCTAGTCACTAGGACTCCTGCTTTGATTATGCTTGCGAGTCCATTGAATATTGCCTGGTTCTGCTTAGCGTTCTTTGCAGCGACTACTGCATCCCCTGCATCAGGGATTCCGGCAAAAAGTCCTACGACCAACTGCCCTAGTCCCTTAAGAATGTTCTTTAGCGGACTCTCTGCAATACGATCCTTTTCGCTTACGGCTAGCTTTATTTTAACGTATAGTGGAAGCTTTAGGTCTGGCTTTAACTGGATTCCCTTAAAGTTACCCATGTTAAAGTCCTTAGAGAGATAGCTATTCTTGATCTGTTTTTCTTTCTCAGCAGCAATGGCCTCTACTTTAGTCACGGCTGATGTTCTGTCCCTGTCTGAAAGTTCTCCGTCCTCTGAGCTCTTGATGTATTTTAGGATCCACTCCTTACTTAAGGAAAGATACGTTAGCTGGTCTTCCTCTAGCGCGCTCTCTTTTGAAGAGCTCGCTTTAAATTGAGCTGCTCTACTTAAGCTATTAAACTCGTTAGTGATAGCATTTTCCATCCACGCAGAGTTCTTCTTGTCCAGTGCCTTGAATAGCTTATAATAGTCTCCTCCTGGAGGAGAAACTTCCCCATTCACAATAGGAGGAAGTAACGCAAGGTTAAGTGCCGAGATTAAATTGTTCTTGATCAAGTTCTTTCGACGAAGACTCGGCTTCTCAACTTTTCCAAGTTGTTCCTCTTTCTTTTTTATTGCTTTATCGTAGACCGCTTGATATCCTAGTGCGTCTATTAGAGGCTTCCAATCTATGTTCAATTGATATAGTCCTTCTGGCGTGTTTGGGATATCGTAAATTCTCTTTTTATCTTCAGCCATCGCATCGGCAATCTCCTTAGCTATCAAATCGTTTGCCTTTTGCAAGATCTTTTCGATCTTTTTTCTATTTGATGCGCCTACTGATTTTTTAGCCTCCTCAACGATCTCAGGATTAGACTTAAGAATTCCTTTAAACATCGATTTCTTTAGAGTCTGCTCGTTTCCGTTCTGATCAGTTATGATGAACTCGTCCGACTTTACTGCATTGTGAACTCCTCCTACTAGCTTTATCTTATAGACTGGAGTTCCCTCCCTCGTTGAGAACTTCAGCTCAGTTCCGTTCTCTTTGAAATAGAGCATAAGAGCAGTCTCAGTGTCGTAATCTGGTGCAGTGCTTGCGTAACTAAATATTTTATGGATCTTATAGATACGACTTGAGAGTTCAGCTTCTCTAGTTTTTAAGGCATAAAACTTCTTAAATGAGTCCTCAGGTTTTATCTTTTTCTTTTCTGCTGAGATCTGACTGATCGTCTTTCTAGTCCTCTTCACGAACTCGTCAACCATTCCGATCTTTTCAGGCTCGACCAACATCATGAGAATCCTTTGAAGTTCAGGCTGATTTTGAATCTTTTCTAGTAGATTGACGTCAATCTTTTCTAATGCCTTTTCTAAAGAGTCAAAGGATGTTGTCCTAGCGGTGTCGTCGACTGGATCACCTCCTATTCCGCTCGAAATTAGCTCCCGAATCTCATCGAACTCAGAACTTGATTCGTCCTTCTTTGACGAAGTCTCAGCTTCCGCTTCAAAAACGGGAGTGACTGTTCCCAGCCAATGTTTTAAGTATTCTCCAAAGCTCATCCGATCGATCAGTTTTTATTATTTATCTTTCTTTTTAAACCTGTCATATGGGATGACCCAAAGTTTTCTCTTGATCTCTCCTTTCATGAAATCATATACTGAATTTCCATCACTTCCCTCTTCAGGATGTTGAAGAAGAGCGTTTTCCAAGGGAGCCTTACCCTTTCGATAGTCTTCGTAGTTTTTCCAGGATGAATGCTTCTTCTTTGCCATTTCTTCTTTGTTATTTTAGGGTAGTGTATTCTCCGTTGATGAAGTGAAGGTGTTGGGCCTTTCCATCCTCATGGATTATCACATGAGACTGCAGCCAAGCGCTAGGTCCGATATTGTAACCCACTCTAAGCTCAGTTGAAGTTCCTACCGCAAGCGCACCATCCTTTCTTCCAGGTGAGTGGTAGTGACCGACTATTATCTTAGTATTTAGCTTTCTAAACTGTTGTAGGGAGCCTCGGCTGCCTCCTGAGCCTATGTCTCCATGTTGACCCAGCTCCCAACCGTTTACGATATAGCTATCGCTTCTTCCCAAAGTCGTAAAGTGTGGATACTTTTTCTTGATTACCCAAGGAATCACTCCCTGCGGAGCCTCTCCATTTAGGATTGCCGCTGAGAACTGCATGTATTCCAAGGAATTCTTTGGTGTCAGGGTCTTTCTCCAATCGGTGTTCTTTAACCACCGATCCACGAAATCATCATGATTGCTTCGAACTATCACAGTATTGTATTCCGCGAAATCAGATAGACCCTTAAGAAGATCTTCTATCTCTTTCTTCAGAGAATTAGTACCTTCCATCTCTTTTTGATATTGAATAAAAGGATCCTTTTCCTCGTGATGAGATATTGATTTGCCGTCAAATACGTCATGTAGAACAACATGGTCTGGCTTCATCTTAGCCATGAAATCAAGAGTCTTGTCGAGTACCTCTTGGTCGTGATGACCGTAGTGTAGGTCTCCAAGGACGATTGCTGATACTTTTTCTGCTCTATCCACTTCACCGTTTTCTACTCTATAGAACAGGTCAGTGAATGAACCGTTATCCGTTGCTGTTACTTGCCGCATGAAGAAGGAACCTTCGTCCTTTATCTCAACGATAACGAATCCCAATGTGTGGTGAAACTCTCCCTTCTTACCTGATTTAGAATCAGTATAGTTCTTCATGGTGCAAGCTCCAGTAGTGACCATCATCTTGGGTTCATGACCTTCTAGAACAGGAATCATTTCCAGCTGCATCTTTGGTGAGCCGAAAACGCAAGAGTTTATGCCGCTCATTCCTTCAAGTCCAGTCATGGGATTCACAGCAGTTGGCTGGATCTTCACGTCAGACATGATCGATACTCTCTTATGAATGTCATGGCGATTCGCATCTAAATACTTAACGACTGAACTGTGCCATTTCTCTTCCATCGTTTGCGCGTTAGTCCAGACGCTGGTCGGATTTTTATATCGACCTGCAATCACATGAATGTCAGCATTGATGAATTCGGCATACGCCTCAATGTTTTTTAAGAATTGATTATGAACTGGAGTATTGTTTTGAGCCCAAGTAATGATGAATCTCTTAGACTTCTTATTGTGTTCTCTAGCCTGAGCGATCTTAAACTGTTCTGGTTCAGGTATGCTTTTGGAAGTTATTCCCAATTTTGATACCCATTTCTCTATTGTTCTCTGAGTGACTCCAAATCGATCGCTTAACGAATTCATTCGAACGACCCACTTGAGATCTTTGTTTAGATAGGTTTCAGATATGTAAGTTTTATCAATTTCTTCTAGGTTATTAAACCTCATATTGATAACATTTTTTTATTCAGATCGCTATTCTATCTCTTCAGACTCTTCTTTATTAAAATCATCTTCAGATAACCTAGCGTCCTGGTTTTCCATGATTGGAGTTCGGATCCCCAATTCTTTTTGTAGGTTAAAAAAGTCAGACTCAATCGAGTCTGGAACCAGTTTCTTATACTCTGCAAAATTGGAATGTTTTATCGAGTCAAACACTTCCTCAGACTTTATAAAGCTTGGAAGCTCAACTATCTTAAACTCCTTCGATATCCTCAAAGGAATGTCTCTTTTTCTTATGTAATCTAATTGGATCGCATAGTCCTTCAATCGACGCGACGTCGTTCCCCACAGGATCGGCTCATAGTCGGGACGAAGTATCTTTATGATCTCTTCTAGGTTTCCTACAGAGACCACTTTTACGTCAGCGATTAGACTTGAATACTCCTGCTGAACCTTATTGAGCAACATCGTCGTGGTGGTTAGAGTGAGCGGGGACATCTTAGTCTGTCTCTCTCCCTTAATGGCTATAAAAACGACCTTTTTTCCGTTTTTCTCCTTCATTAACTTGGCTGACTTAATGTGGCCCATCGTCACAGGTTGAAAAGCTCCGACTAGAATGTTTACCTCAGTGGGTTCCACTCTCTCTGCTGAGTTTTTTGCGAATTCCTTCTCACTCATGGCAGAAAAGTCTTGCGGCATTCCCAGGAACTGGCTGAAGCTTGGGAAAAGGCCTTCATACACTGCGTCCCCCATAATAATGTTCTTGATCTTCTGTACTATTAGATTGAGTTGGGATACTAGTTCCGGAGTAAAGAATCCTGCACTAGATTTCTTACGCACCTTTCTAAAGAAATTAAGTAGGATCTTATAAATCTCTTTATTTGTCTCGTTCTTACTGATTGAATCTACCACTTCAGGGTCCCCAATCAAGTCAACGTCCAATTCGAACTCAGGTCTCTTTAGGTAATCGGGAATCTCTAAGCTTAATCCATCGTACTTTTCAGAATACTCCTTCAGGAAGTCTTTGAACATAGAATTGATCAGCTTAATGTACTTTTCTTCGTATGTCTCGCAGTCCTCTATCTTCTTCTTTACGTCCTCAATATCATACATCTCAAAGTGATTCATTAGATCGATCACAATCAACCATATGTAATCTTGGGAGGATGTGGATTTCTTTTGAGTGTTCTCACCGACTCTCTTTTGAAAGAGCGGATCTACCATCTTTGCTAGGAAGACATCATGTTCAGCGTCGTCTCCATAAAATCGAAAGACGATTGTTTCTAATTCTCTATCGTTAAGCTCGACTAGTGAGTCTGGATCCAATACTGAAAGCACATGCTTGGTGAAGGATTTAGTCTTAAATTTTTCTTCCAGTTCTCTAGGATCAGCGTAAACGAATTCAAGTATCTTAGTCTTCTGTTCATCGTCTAGGTTTCCTTCAAAGATGATAGGCTGAACGTCTACTTCTAGGTAGCTTGCCCATCTGCTCAATTGATCCTTCGACTGTAGTGTTTCCAAGATGTTTCCAGACTCGTCCATTCTGTGAATGTAAGAGAGAACTAGGCCATTCTTTGGAGCTCCTACTTTTCTGCTAATCATTGAGTCTCCTCGACTAAAGAACTCAAAACCGAAAAAGAAGTTAGCTGGAATTCTCTGTCTCTTGTCCATCAAGAGCTCCTCGAAGTGTCTGATTGCAGGATTGTAGTATTTCATCAATACTCTATCAACATAGGTGATCTCACCAGACTTCTTGAAGTATTTGAATGAGTCATCCTTTGTCTTTTTGACTCCAAAGAATGCACCGTCCACCTTTTCGTTAACGATCACGTATTTGTTTAAGAGGCCTGTCAAGAAGGCTTCACCCTTCTTTTCGTATATCTCTTTAAGATTGTTTATTCCTGCCATCAGTCAGTCTTTAGATCTCGGCTTTAGGTTCTTCAGTAGGAGCTTGACCTGGAGTCTTTTCCTTGGCTTCAACCTTTGGCTCTGATTTTTTCTGTTTTGCTTTATTTATTGAGTCTCTAATACTCTTCGCGTCCATACCTATTGAAATGGTCGCAACGTTGTCTGAATCTTCTTTGTTCTCAGAGAAGTACTCAGCAATCTTTTTTAGGTTCATATTTAGATCACTACCGAATCCTCCAGCCTTTTCTATCTTGTCCTTAAGGCTTTCAGTGGCTTCAAATGAACCTGTATATGCGATCGACCAGCAGTAAAATCTTACTTGCTCGCCGTTTCCTGAATAATATCTTTGCAGTTCTTTAATTCTTTGAATGGCACCGTTTGCGTCTCTAGAAGTAAGAGCCTTTCCCAAGTAATCAGATGGAACTCCGAATCTCACGCGGTCTGATAGCACATCCATTAGCTCCTCTATTCGTTGGATTAAGGTCTCTGCCTTGTAGCCTCTTAAAGATTTAGACGATTCTTCAGCTTCGTTCACGTACTGAAAATAGCTTCGCATATATTTTGCCATTTCAAAATATTTTTTATTATTTATTAAGAAGAGACAGAGTTATTTATTAGACCATTCAACCTTGCGTTAAATTCAGCAACGCTGTCCTCATTGAAATGATTTACCATTTTGTCAAACTCATTGTTCTTTGAAGAATCAGTAATCTGTGGTTTGAATTCTGAAAATATCCTTTCAAAGAGTTCCTTTTCGCTCTCTGCATTCTCAAAGTTTCCAAAGTAGTCTTTCTCTCTTCTAGTGATCTCAATCTCTTCAGCTCTCTCAACATATAGGACTTTGCTGTTCTGATAAAGGTCACTCATTAGGATCTTCTTAAACTCTTCCAATAACCGAATCGCGCCCATTCTCTCTCGATAGATCGACCACACATAGGCTGAGAAGATGCAACGATCAAAGACTAGGATGTGATCCTTTAAGAGAGTCTGATTGAGCTCAAGTATCGTAAGCACGTTCGCAATGCTAAAGTAATGAACTCCTGGCCCAGTCTCCTGATCCTTCATCTTCAAGGCTTCAATATATTTTGCGAATTGAAACTTGTAGTAATGAACCCTAGGATCAGTGTTCTGTTCAAGAAACTTTTCGATTAGAAAAGTCTTTCCGCTATGTCTATGGCCTTCTATTATTAGTATCATCTCTTTAATTCTATTCTTCTTGATTCTCCTGCAGTAAAACTGTGGAGCGATATCACCTTTGATTTATCCACTAGCTGCATGTTTAAAGTCATTAAACTACTCAATGAGGTTGCGGATCTTTGGATAGTCAAAACGTATTCATGGAAAAATTGCTGGTATTTCTTTAGCTGTTCTAATGAATCCTCATATACTCTTATCTCTTTGATGGTTGGAGTTTTTTCTAACTCAGACTTAAGAATAAGGATCTTCTCGGTCTTTCTGCCCAAGAAGTAGCAGCGATCGAAGGAGATACCGTATTTTTCTAATAGGTGATCGACACAATGCTTAAGCTCCTCTATCCTATGTGTGATTAGTATAGTTATTGCGGTCGGGTCCTTTGAAGCTCTTAGCCAATCATCGTATACTGGTTCAATTAACTGAATGTTATGGATTTCAGGATCCATTGAGCTAGGGTGATCGTAAAACGAATAAGGATCGGGAAAATCAAGTTCCGGATTGAGCCTTTCTACTGAGAATCGATCAGTGTAGCCTGGCATTCTAAACAGTGTTTCATCAAAATCAAACACAAAAATCTTAGTAATATCTTTCATGATATATTTTATTGATAAATAATAAAAAGTTTTGATCTCTAAGATGGGAAAATACATCAAGCTATTTGAGGACTATGAAAACGAACTAAAGAATTCGGACGAAGAGACCTCTCACAACTGGACCGACATTCGTGATGCCGTCCAGATGAGACTGCCCTTCGTGATAATAGTCTTCAAGAACTCTGATTCATACCTATCTGCGTTGGACTCTGAACTGATCGGTGGAGACTACATCAAGCAAAAAGCCCTAATGAGTAAGGACGGAACGCTTGTTAAGTACCCTTCGATCTTCATGGTTGTCCAGGACGACGAGACCTTTAAGAATAAGATACCAAAGATATTCGATGCATTTAAGACTAAGGTGATCTTTTTGGGTAAAAAGGGAGACGACCAGATTGACTGTTATTACTCAGATGGATCTAACGTACAAGCAGGTAATGAGATAGTGTCCTCCTTAGGAAAGGATGAGATGGACAACAACGACCACTTTGAGATAGGATCAACTAATTACATGTTTGTTGACTTCGTCGGATAAACCTAGCTCTCATTTTGAGTATAACATAAGATAAAGTCAAGACTCGATGAACGAAGAAACCAAGCAAAAGATCTCCGCTAAATTTCAGGAACGACGTGCTGATATCTCAAAAGAGATCTATGCTAACATAGAAAAGCTCTCCAACCTAAAGACTCTAAAGGAGGCTCAGGTCAACATGCTCTCCCTACGTCAGCGACTGCTTGAGGACAATCACACTTTGCTGGAACACATCACGATATTGCGTAAGAAATATCGAGAAGAACGAGCGGTCGAGCTTGAGAACGTTTCTAGAAACCTGCAGCTCAGGTATCAGGCAAACGAGAAGACTGTCGTGATTGACGGTCGTACTTCTGCGACTAAAGAATCTCTTGAAATGTTTGAGACCCAAGTCTCCTTCTTCAATGAGTCGATCAAGACCATCGATAACATCATCTTCGGGATCAAGACGAGACTTGATATAGAAAAGACCTTAGGTCTATAAAATCTTCATTGTGTTAAAGTTTAAGCTCACACCCGACCGTAAATTCATTAAGCTTGTAGATTTTAATCTCAATATGGAAAGGACTGCGCTCTTTAATTTCTTTAAGAAGAAATCGAAGAAGGCTGCATTCAATGTGCTTGTTGATCGTGGCATCTGGGACGGAATGGATCCATTCATCACTAAGAACGGAGAGATCGCAGTTGGTTTATGGAAGGAAATCTATAATTTTTCTGAAAGGAGCGGTTTTGAGTGTGAGATCGAGGGAGCAGAAGGTTTTGTGAATAAGAACCTAGATAGGGACAAGTATTTAGGATATGTCAAGAACTTATTAGACGGAATAGTCGACGAACGCGGCAACCCAATCATTCCTCGAGACTATCAGGTAGAAGGAGCATTTAGAGCAATAAAGTATAAGTTCTGTACTCAAGAGTTGGCGACTTCTGCTGGAAAGACTCTGATCTTCTATATCTATAACTCATTCCTAAGAGACGGCGGCAAGATCAGTAAGGAGAAAAAGTCACTCATTATTGTGCCGAACATCTCACTAGTCGGTCAGACTGCCGAAAAGTTCATCATGTACGCCAAGCCTGGAAAGGAGTGGAATGTCTGTTCGATTGGAGGTAAGGATAAGTTCACTCAGGAAAGATTCGATCAAGCAGAGATAGTGATATCCACATATCAGAGCTTAGTGAACCTGGATCCTAACCTGTTCAAATCATTCTCAGTCGTGCAAGTGGATGAAGTTCACAAGTCAAAGGGTAATTCCATTCGGGACATACTGCTCTCTTGTACTAATTGGGAATATCGGTTGGGTCTTTCAGGAACGGTGAAATTAGACGAGCAATTCTCAGACTTTTTCAGAGTTCAAGAGAACGTTGGACCACTAGTGATGGTGCTCTCAGCAAAACATCTCATCGATAATGGTTATTCACCTAACATCAAGATCAAGATGGTGGAGGTGATGTATGATACGACAGACCCTCAGATCCAGAAATACTGGCACCTAAAGTCTACCGGCAAGGACATGTACAAGAATCCCAAGGATTTCGGTAGGGACATGTTGGCAATCGAAAAGGGAATCATCTTTGAGAGCAAGGAAAGATTAGATTTCATTAGCGATCTAGTAAGAAAGTTTGAAAAGAACTCTCTCATACTCTTTTCAGACGTAAAGAACGGCTATGGCAAACTGATCCAGTCAAAGTTACTTGAGTGGAATCCGGATACTTTTTACATCGACGGTGAGGTAGACTCACTTGATCGAGACAAGTTTAAGGATATATTGGAATCTAAGGACGGAGTGGTGATAGTAGCGTCGTATGGAACCTTTGCTACTGGAATCGATTCCAAGAACCTGCACCACATCATACTCGCAGAGTCAACTAAGGCCGAGGTTACTCTTCGACAAGCGATAGGCCGAGGTATGCGAAAGCTCGCGGAAAAGACTAATGTGATGGTTTGGGATCTAGTCGATCAGCTAGATGGATATTCAGTAAAGCATTCAAAGGTAAGAAAGGAGATCTATCAAGAACAGAAGTTTGAGATATCTAAGAGTCAAGTAGACTTAACAAAAAAGCGATCTGAGTAGATCGCTTTTCACATCTATTGAAAACTAAGATCAGTAGTTACTCATGTCCCAATTAGGTTCATCTTCGCCAGTCTCAGGATTTCTTAAAAGGTCTAGCGCGTGTTCTAAACCTGCCTTTATATCCTCAATTGAATTATAAGAAGACATTCCACTAACAAACATTTTAGCTAGCTTACGATCTCCGCTTAATTCTGTAAACAACATCTCTAATTGAGTTTGCTCTTCTGGAGTAAGCTCATCATATTGAGCCTTTTGTCCCCTTCCTCCAACTAGTTCAGATCTAAGTCGAGTTGATTTACTCTCTGGCTCTGAGCCATAATAGTATCCTTCATTTATGAATCGACCGAAAGGTTTTACATGATTTCTTTTCATGAGTATTATTATTTTTTTTATTTATTTAGCTTCTCAGCATTTTCAATCTTTTCAAAAACTTTTTCTATCTTCTTGATTATAGGGTGCCGAACGATATCATCAGTCGATAGCCGAGCCATACCAATCTCCTCAATCTCCACGAAATATTCCATCAAGATCTCAAGCGCGCTCTTTTGATTCTTATTAACTGACTTTTGCTTGATGTCTCCTAAGAAGACCATCTTTGAATTCATTCCGATCCTGGTGATTAGAGTATGCAGGTGATCCTTTGCGATCTGCTGAGCCTCATCTATCAAGATGATTGAATCGTCTAACGTGACTCCTAGAGCAAACTTTATCGGCAGGATCTCGATCTTTCCGGCCGCCTTAAGAAACTCGGTCGCAGGCTTGCCAATCACTTTATGAAAGTTAGAGATGAATGGATACATGTACATCTCCATCTTCTCCTCAAGAGTTCCCTTTAAGTAACCTATCTCCTCGTCCTTAGGAACGTTGACTGACTTTATTAGGATGATCTTTTTATAGGTTCCTGGATCGTCCTTTAAGTACTTGAGAGCTCTAGCGCAAGAGAGGTATGTCTTACCCGTCCCTGGAGGACCTGTCACTATCGATATATCGTGATTCTCAATGGCGTTTATTGCATCCTTTTGTGCCTTTGATCTACATTTTATGTCTATCCTTTCGTTAAAATTCTTTGAAGTCTCAATCGCTTCTCTCTCCTTGGACCACAGGTCAAAGTCTTCTTGTTCTTCCTTGTTTAGTTGATTCTTTTTTCTTGCCATGCATCAGTATATTTTAGCAGCGATCACGACACCAAGTATTATCCTAGAGTAGTGTAACTGAAAGTTAAGAAAGCCAGTAACGGCTTTGAATTGTCTTTCTGAGTATTCAGTAGACTTTATTGAGGCCTCACTCAGTTTCTGTAAGCCTAATTTTATTTTGGATGTTAAGACAGTATCGTATATTCCCAAGAACTCGTTAAGTATCTCGCCGAAGTCTAGGCTCAACATGTGGTCGCAACCAAGTTCCTTAGTGAATTTTTTACCTAGTTTTATTGCTTTGCTCTTTTGGATCAGGTCATCTTCTTCTAGCGCCTTGTCGATGGTAAGTCGAATCGCATCCATCTTCTTGATCCTTTCAGACTCTTCCGCTATCCAATCAAGGTCATCCCTTGAGACAGATATCGCAACCTTTGAGTCATTATCATAATAATAAAAGCTTACGGTTTCAGTCATTCCGCTCTCTCCTATCATGTCAATTAGAAGCGGAGATATTCCCAACTGTAAGTAATCTTTCCCTTTCTCCTCTAACTTAATGTCGTATTCTTCGAACGGAAATACCGACATAAAGGGAAGGGCTGAGAACAGGTCTTTCGTCTTGTCTAGACTGCTTTCGTTTTCGAGCTCTTCCATAACTGAGTCTTTTTATTATTTATCTGACTTTTACAGGTCTTAAGTTTAAGGTCCCTCGAAGATTTAGTATTTTATTTAAGATCAAAACTTAAGCGTCTAAAAAAGTATAACTTTTATATGGAGGACAAATCAAAGAAAATAAAAAAGCTGGATCTAAAGCAGAATGCGATCAAGATCCTAATTAACTCGATATACGGAGCATTCGGTAACAAGTGGTTCTATTTTTACAATCCGGATATCGCTCAATCGATCACCCTTCAGGGTCAAGACCTAATAAAGTTCTCCATCAAGGCTGTGAATCACTATTTTCAAGAGAGATGGCACCTCGATAAGGAGCTGCACAGTCTACTTGGACTTGATGGATATACTATAAACAAGATAGATGATGTCGCAGCGATCTATACTGACACTGACTCGATCTATGTACAGTTTGACTCTGCGATAGATTCGATAATCGGTGCAAACTTCACAAAGGAAGAGATCCTTAACATCTGTATCAATATCGACAAACATCGACTCTCTAGTTATTTCGACCAGTGTTTCGAAAGATACGGAAAGATATTCAATACGAAGAACCGACTTAAATTCAAATTGGAAAACCTTTCTGAACACGGAATCTGGTTAAAGAAGAAGAACTATGCTATTCGAGTGGCATATGAACCCAATCCTAGCTATGAGACTATTCCTCAAGAGAAGAGATACCTTGTGATCAAGGGTCTCGAATCCATCAAGGGATCGTATCCAATCTGGGCCAGAAAAAAGCTTGAATCGCTTTACTCATTTATTCTAAATCGAGGTAAACGTCTCGACATTGAGAAGGACATCATTCCGACTCTTCTTGAGATCAAGAAAGAGTTCATGAGCCTGCATCCAGACGAGCTTGCATTCAACTATAAGATTAGGGTCTATAATAAATACGTAGCGAGTGAGGCTAAGCTCGACTTAAAGAAGGGCATATCAATATTCCCAAGAGCAGCTGCCATCTACAATCACACTCTAATCAAGACCAGTCTGACTGATCGCTATCCAAAGTTGAGAGAAGGTGACAAGATCAAGTTTTATTACTGTAATCCTGAAGAGAATGACGGTGGATTTGACGTGTTCGCCTATTCTCCAGGTTCTTATCCTGATGAAATCGTTCCCAAGATGGACATGAATCTGCAGTTCTTCTCACTAATCGTCGAACCCATCAATAGGTTTCTTTTTGCGATGAACCTAGGTCAACTCGATCAAAACTTAAAAAGAGCAATTGAAGTGGTCACGATCAAGAGCAAGAAAGTTCTATCTCAAAACCTAACTCATCCTCTCTTTGTAGTAGATCAAGCTAGTCTACAATACGAGCCTGTGCCCGAGAAGTTTTGGACAACTATTGGTAATCCAGAGAAGGAGGTCGAGACGCAAGACTTTCAAGAATATCTTAGCGTCATTACTCGATATGGTCTAAACTCAGTAATAGTCCCAGAGCCAGAGCTTGAAAAGTACATCAAGCGTCTCTCTAAAAAGAAGGAAAAGGTAGAGTCTGAACTTGAGGTAGAGGAAGAAAATGTTTGATATCTTGACCAATTACAGTATACCTGAATTTGTTAGAGACCTCCTAAAAAAGAGGTTTCCTGGAGACAGGTTAAAACAGACTGTACACGACGCTGGAGATAAGCTTAACTTTGCATGCCCTTACTGTGGGGATTCCAAGACTGATTCCAAGAAGAAGAGAGGTAACCTCTATCCTGAGAGAGGATTCTATAAGTGTTACAACGACGGGTGTTCCATCAAGGTGGATACTGCAAAGTTCGTCTCAAAATACGCTCAGACGTATGGATTAGAGATCCCAAGCGTCAAGGCTGTTGAACCGCAATGGGTACACAACACTTCCAAGAAGAAAAAAGGCTCCCTTATCGAGCTCCTAATAAATCGAAACATCGGATCATCCCTATTAGAAATAGATTATCTGGTCTCTAGGTTTTCTTTAACTCCCTGCAAAGAGGCCGACTTTGGATCTAGAATAGGGCAGTTTGTGGAGAGTCGAGGACTTAAAGGAATACCCACATTTGATGACTGTTGCTACTTCGATTCAAGCCAGAACAAGGTGTATCTCTTTAACGTCGACCTAAAATCAAAGAAGATCTTGGGATTTGCTATTCGTCGATTAGACCAAGTGAGCGGTCCAAAGTACTTGATCAAGAACTATGCTGAACTAAAGAAAAACGGGCTAGTTCCTTCGCTAAACGATGAGGTGATAGGGGACATAGATTCTCTGAATAATTACTTTAACGTTTTTAACGTTGACTTCACCAAGCCAGTCTTTGTGACTGAGGGTCAGATTGATGCAATGTTTCTTCAAAACGCGATAGCCACGACTGGAGTCTCTAAGAGTAAGCTGCTTCTTGAGAACCTTCTCTCTAAGAACTCTGCCCTCATCTTCTTCGATAGTGACCTTGCTGGAAAAAAGCAGTCGATTGAGCTCATTAAGAAAGGATATCGAGTCTTCCTATGGAGCAAGGTGATGAATGACTTAAAAATAAAGTACAAAGCCGATCGATTTGAAGTGTCTCTAATAAAAGACGTTAACGACTTGTTCCAATTCATTCATTCAAGAGAAGAAGGGTTCGGGTTTGACGAATTTAACTCATTTGTTCTAGATTACTTTTCAGAATCGCCTCTAGATCTCATCTTGGTGTAGATAAATAACAAAAAGATCAAAAATTCATGAAAAGAAGAATTTTATCGCTTAGAGACTATCGTCTTTATGAGTCTATCGATGAAAACGTTGACTTAAACATTGATACTGCTATCCTAGATGAGCTAGTTGAACTCGTTGGATCAGAAGAGGACGTTGAAGAGGCTGCAAAAGCTGCTTTTGAGGACTTATCGGCTGCCGCTAAATCTAATCAAGTTGAAATGACGGAAGGCGACGTTCCTGAAAAGCTAGCGATGGCTGCATTACTAGTAAAACTTGTTGAAATGGGAAAACTCGATCCAACTAATGCTGATAAGCTCATGGAAAAAGTATAATCCTTTACTTTTGTCATATAAAGGTTTGTCTAACCTCACTCGCTGCCACAAGAGTGAGGTTTTTTTATTTAGATAAATAATCTATATGAAAGAGAAGAGAGACATACATGATTTCTTAAAACCACAAAGAGGAAAGGTCAAACAAGGATACTTTACTCCTCACAATCCTGAGAAATACAAGGGAGACGTGACCAAGATCATCTATCGATCCAGTTGGGAACTTAAGTTTCTTCAGTATTGTGATAACAACGATCTAGTCGTTGAATATGCGTCTGAGCCAACTGGAATCGGGTATTGGAATCCTATTCTTAAGAAGGAATCAACATACTGGGTAGACTGTTACATGGCTACTCGTTCACCCGAAGGAGTGATAACTAAGTGGATCATAGAGGTCAAACCCAATAAGTATCTCACTCCGCCTGAACCTCCAACTCGGCTTACTGAGAAAGCGACTCTTAATTATGCTCGTCATGCTAAGGCATACGTCATCAATGACGCTAAGTTCAAAGCAGCTAAAGTATACGCCAAGAAAAATAACATGCGTTTTGGGATCATAACAGAAAACTTTCTGTTCAACAAGGTGTAAAAGATAGTATTGAAAAGATTTAATCAAATAGAGAAGAATGATGGATCTATGACTTATGCAAGAGTCGCAGAAGAAGTGGGTATCTCTCAAAATCGGTTACGAATAATTCCAGGAAGGTTTTATGCACTAAAGACAATGGTGCCAACTCCGAACATCAATGAAGAATTCGTTAGACTTTGGACCAAGAAAAACTATTTGGACCTGAATCCAGTCGGACTTTTACTCTTTCATGAGAATTGGAAGGAGACCAACTTGATCTTGAATTTAAAGGTAATTCCGCCAGTTGCTCTTAACAAGATCCTTGAGACATATTGGGAGTTTTCTTTGGTGAATGGACTGGCTAACTTATTCAAGCCGGACGGATCTTTAATTCCTCTTGAAGAGAGAAGACTTATCGATCAACGATTCTATTTAATCACTCCGACTACGTTAAGCAATGTATTAGGGATAGATAACTTAAATTACGCAATAAATAAATATGATATGGACTATGTCCTTGAGGCAAGGCTGATCGATTGGGATAACTATGGAAAGTTAGTCAATCCTCAGCTTTCACCGGAAGGACTCTATCCAGATCCAATAAATATAGCAAAAGTCTTTGAAGACTTTTTAGAAAACTCAATAAAGTAAGATGGCAGGATTTTTAGACACAAATGGAAGAAGAGCAGGAAGCGCACTAGCCGGACTCAGTAAGTTCGGAACTCGACATGAGGATCTTCTTCTTAGAAACTCACAGGCAATAGGATTCATTGAGAGTCAGCTCCAGGCCAGATCAAACAAGATGAGTGCAAACGACGAACTCTTAAAGTTTTCAATGGCTATTTCTGATACGACATCTCAGCTTCGAACCAAGGCGATCGCCTTCTTTCAACTGGATTATGTTGTGAAGAGGGAACGACTTAGAGACGTCGCAGCAAACGGCGAGATCGAATTCATTCTTGAGACTATTGTGGATGACATGATCGTGTACGATGATGAGGGCCGATTCATATATCCTAAGGACTTGACAGGCAAGATGCTTTATCGAGGAAACACTAAGGAAGAACGTTTAAACTTTCAGGAAGGAGTACTTAATAAGTATAGAGACAATTTTGAGAAGATCTCAACTGCTTGGGGATTTAGTGAAGGAATATCTGCATGGCAGTATGCCTTTCAATTCCTAGTCGAAGGACACCTTTCTTTTGAGATCATCTACGACGATTTAGACAAACCTAAAGAAGTCATAGGATTCAAAGAATTGGATCCTGCCAGCATTGCTCCACAGTTACAGAAGGATACTAATGGTAAAGTATTTCTTCAGTGGTTACAATACGACCCAGCTTCAGGTTCTACTCGAGTCCTAAACGATTCACAGGTGATCTATATCTCTTATGCAAACCACTTTAGGACCAAGAGAGTCTCCTTTGTTGAGCGACTGATCAGATCATTCAATCTATTAAGAATCATCGAGCACAGTAAAGTTATTTGGCACGTGATGAATGCGCCGATTCGCTTGACAACATCAGTTCCTATCGGAAGTAAGAGCTTTCAAAAGGGCCAAGAAGACGTTCGCGAGTTCCTAAACATGTTTAAGGAAGACATTTACTTTAATGGTGACACTGGAGAGCTTCAAGTTGACGGTAAACCTAATATTCTATTCTATAAGAACTACATCACACCAGTCAACGATCAGCAGCAACAGGTAAAGATCGATGTTCTTCAGACTCCTGGACCAAACCTTTCCGGTTCAGAACTTCTTAATTACTTTTATAAGAAATTAAAGATGGACTCCAAGATACCTTACTCTCGTTGGGAAGGTCAGTCAGGTATGGGTGCATTTACTCTTAATGCTGAGGGTATTACTAGGGAGGAAGTTAGATATCAAAAATTCGTGAATCGATTAAGATCAGCTTTCTCTGAGCTCATGATCAAGCCATGGTACTTACAGATGTGTTTAGATTTTCCTGAGCTAGCGGATGACTATAAGTTCAACAATGCGATAGGCATAACCTACAATAACGATAACGTCTTTGAAGAGATGAAGAAGAACGATATTGAGGCTAAGCGAATCGCATCGTTTACATCTAAGAAAGGAATCTTGAAGGACGACGGTACGCCATTCTTCTCCACTCAATACTTGATTAGAGAAGAATTAAAGATGACTGAACCTGAGATTGAAGCTAATCAAAAATGGTTTGACCAAGAGATTAAGGAAGAGGCTGAAGCAGCAGCAGCCGCTCCACCTGCAGGAGGAGCTCCTCCACCAGCCGGAGGAGGAGGTGCAGCAGCCGCAGCAGGCGGAGCCGCTGCTGAAGGCGGAGGTTCTGAAGTAGTTGAGGGAGGCGAATCAAAAGGAGCAGGCCAACTTTAATAGTATCCAATAAAATAGTATAATAACTTAGAACAAAAAATCTAAGTTATGAAAGAACAAGTCACAGTACTAGTAAACTCTCTGCTTGATCTACCTAAGGAGATCATGACCCTTCAACTTTCAGCTTTGTCGCTGAATGAGAACATTCAAAAGCTATCTGAAGATATTACCGTTCGTGAGAATGAGATCAAGTCTGAGATCAATGCCGCAACCGATGACTCAGGTAAGAAGATGTATTCTAATGAAGAGTCTAGAAAGATCGCTTTCTTGAATGATTCCAAGAGTGATTCTACTCTGGCTTCTCTTTATTCTTCTAAGAAAGAATCAGATTCTTCTTTACAGTCAATAAGAGTTGAGATTGAGATGAAGTCTAACGTCCAACGAAACATACGATCCATTCTAGGAGTCATGTCAGGCATTTCAATTGAGGGTTAGTCGTAAAATATCGCGATAGAATTCTTGACTTCAGGGACGTCTATTAATAAAACAAGGATGTCTCTATTGGAAGTCTGATCAGCATAGATCGAGGGTTTCACCTCGATCTTTCTTTTTCTAGTCTCTCCAACATATCTATTGATCTGATCAGCTGCCTCTCTTGCCACGGCAAACGGATCGATTGAAAACTCAAAGAGATAATTGTTAAGGCTTACTCCAAAGTCAGGATCGCCAAGCACTTCTCCCTTGTTTGTGAATAGAGTCATTCGTATTCCTTGAATAGTTGCTTCAAGGTCGTCTGCGATTTCCACCTGATTAGCCCGATATTTGGGATCATCCGGTGTTCTCATGTAAAAGTCTCTTAAGCTCGCCATCTTACTGTCTTGTTAAATACATCCAGTCGGCAGTGTTTTCACCCTTCATCATGGTGTTGACTGCTTCCATTTCTTTTTCTGCGGTTGTGACTATATTCTGATAATTCACAGTCACTCCTCCAGGAAGAGTATAATTAAAGGTCTGAAGCATGTGAGCAAGCCTCACTTTTGCGTGTGCTCTAACGTATCGTTGGAACATCTCATCCTCAAAAAGCTTGTCCTGTTCAAGTTTCTTGAAAACTCGAAGAACTGCATTTGTTTTAGGAGTTCTTCCGATCACTCCCAATAGTTTAGTGTTCTTGTTATAATCGTATGCAATCGTGTCTAGCATCATAGCTTTAGTCAAGTCTAGGAAAGAGAACATTACCGTTCTGTACATGATGCTCTCTCCAATAAAAGGAGTCAAGAATATCTCAGAACCTATGAATTTCTGTTCAGCAAAGTCACGGTCGATCGTTGCAAAGATAGATCCTCCTTTTGCTTCCTTAAAGTCAACTACGAACTGTACACAGTCAGGAAGTTGAATCTGTCGTAGCTTCTTAAAGGTCGCATTATTAAAGAGGTCAAGAGGTAACATTAAGTATCTGCTCTCAACTGCATGTCTCCAGTTATCCCAAAAGAATCTAGAATCATTTAGAATGATACGTTTAATCTCCTTTTCAGGAAGACCGTATGGTAATGCTCCTGAGAAAGTGATCTCATCATTTATGTCCTGTATGAGCTGGGCTTCCGTCATTCTTATTATTGATTTTTACCTGTTCCGCTTCCCTTCTCGTCGCTAAATCTAACGCTAGACTTATCGATTGAGAGGTTGAAGTCTTTGTCTCCCATTGAGCGACCTAACGCTCTTAGGTTTTTCTTAGCGACGACATTATCCTGCTTAGCTGCACGACCAGTAGAATTCCTCATCACTTGATCTATGGCCTGTTGCTTGATATTTTTCTTCCAATCGCTATGAAAGATCATGTTCATCGCTCTAGTGATATCGACTTCCTGTATGTCGCCGTTATATCGATTTGGATTTCTTGCAGCCTTTTCATTCGCGAGCTCTCTGGCTATAGCCATAATCTGAGAATAAAGTCCAGCCAACGCGCCTTGTACCATGCCCTTAAAATTAGTAGGGTACACCACCTCCTTAGTAGCTTCATTGATGAATTGATTATATGACTTTATCTTTCTCTCCATTATGCGGTCGGCGTAGCAGGTTGAGGAACTGCTTCTGCTGCTTTTTGTGCGGCTGCTTGAGCAGCTTGAGTTGCAGCTTGCTTCTTCTTTTGTTCTTCAGCTAATACTTTTTTGCGATTCTCAATATCCCTTTCCCAAGTGTTTATTTGGTTCTTATACTGCTGAATCTTTGTGCTAAGGTCAATCAACGTAGGGTCAGTAAGAGCAGCGTCTTCCTCCTTTACCATTTGAGGATTCGCACCAGCTTCTACTTCCTTAGCTGCCTTGTCTGCCGCGTTTTGAAAACTCTTAAAGCTCTTTATGTATGATGACATCGGTATGCTTTATTTTTATTTATTCTGGTGTCTTCTGGTCGCATCAATAAATTCTTTATATGACATGACCTTATTCTTTGAAGATCCCTTTGGGTTTGCTCCAAACGCACTAGTTAATCTTCCTCCAGATAAGAATGGAGAGTTGTTCCAGTGTGCTGGTACCTTGCCCGACGCTCCTTGATAAAACATCAATGAGTTTGCTCGCTGAATGTCTGGTCTTGTGATTAGATCCAATGGATCCGTTTCCATGGTGTTTGCACCAAATCCTTCAGTGAGTCTCTTCATGTTTTATGCTGGAAAGTTAAGATCACTTGCAGGCTGGTCTAGAGAAAAATCAGCAGGTTGCGGTTCTACTTGCTTAGAGAAAGTAATATCCGTGTTATCGTCGATTGTAGGCTCCTCTGCACCAGTAGTCATGGCCAAGATCTCTTCCTTGTTCTCCTCTACGAATTTCTCAAGTCCCATGCAAACTAATGGATCGATCTTTTTACATCTTTCCATAAGCTCCTTAACTGTAAGATTCATCACATCAGCCTCAGGCAAAGCCGGCTGAGAATCAGAAAAATTTGGCATCTCTTCCATTGAAGTAGCAGCAGGCTGTGGAACTTCCATTGGTATGTCCATTCCGCTTTGTGGTTGGATTGGAGCAGGCGCTGGCATTCCTTGTGCAGGCTGCATTTGCTGTGTTGGCATTTGCTGAACGTCATCTGCCTCGTAAAGTCTTTTTATTGAATTGTACCTCATGATGTAACAAACATTATTTTATATCTTTATTTATTCAAAAACCAGTAGATTGTTTTGAGATATAATCAATCATGAAGGAAAAAGAGATAGCAGCAGCGTCTGCTGCACTTATAGAAGAATTAAAAGGACAAATATTGAAGAAGATCGAGTTAGTTAGATCTAATATAGTCGAAGGCCAAGGCTCCAATAGTGAATCATACATTCAGATGTTAATGATGATCGATGAGGATCTTGATGACGTTCTCTTGAATTGGGAATACGATTCGATCAGTGCAAGGAGAATCGGATCATTTTTTGATGAAGAAGACTAACAGCAAAGTTTATCTTTTCCCATTCAAGTCAACCATGTACTTACCCTTAGTGATTGCATTCTTACCTATGATACATGGAAATTTCATATTGCCTCTATCCGTAAGAGACACCTGAACCCTAATCTCGTCATTCCCTATCTTAAGCATAGTCCTAATTCGGTAGCGGTCCTCAGACTTGCCTGAAGAATTCTTGACCTTTACTTTATCAAATTTTGAGAATTCTAGACGATTAGATGGAGATTTTATCCAAAATGAAAGAACCCCATTTTTAACTTTAATGTCGTTTGCGTCGATTGAAGTTCCATCTGCTCCAGTATCAATCTTAGCTTTAATGCTAGACACTTTAAGCTCAGGAAAAGATACTTTTTCAGTGGACCCTAATGATCTTCGAGGATTTGAACCATAGTAATCCCAAGCTCCTGGGTTCTGATGGATCTCTGATGAAGTTATGAACTCCTTAAAACTCTCTACTAGCCTTTTCATTTGCCTAGGTGATTCATTAAAGCTCCGCCTATGATGTTTGCATGAATCCTAAGATGAGCACAATCCTCTGAATCAAGCTTAGTCTTCTTTCTAGTATAATCTATTCCCATTATTCCTATGAACTTATCATCAATGTTCTTGATAGAGAATAGGTACCCTGACCTACAACCAGATTCTTCAGCAACATACTTTAGTCCATAAGTAGCAATACTTTCATCTTTGAAATCAGGTATCTCAATCGCATCCCTATCTAATAACTGATTTATTGACCGACTAAATAGGTTTACTGGTATGTTTTGAAAGCTAGTTTGAATAGAATTTGCACCGCTTCCAACAGTCTCATATAGCATGCTAAACTTAGCAATAGACTTTCCAGTGGGATAGAAATGTCCTCCATTATGAAACTGGATGATCCACACACGGTCAGCTTTAAAATCTTCCCGGATTGCCTCTATCTTATTCGTTATCTGTTCGCCGACTTTTAGTGCATCAAGCACAATATCTGGTTTCGGCTTAGAATTGTCCAGTTTATTCTTTATGTAGATGACAAGAACTGGTCCTATCACACCTGTTATGAATGCTATTATTATAGGTATCATCTCCTTCACTAAGTACTCTTTAATTACATGTTACAGCCACAACTATAACCGTACTCGTCTCCCATTGCTCCGCAATTAGAGCAGAATTGCTCTTCTTCTTCAGAATAATAGTCCTCTTCTGGATACATTCCATATTCATCCTCATCCTCTGGATACATTCCATATTCATCCTCATCTGGGTTTGCGCCATACCCGAAATAGTCATCAGGATTAGCTCCATAGTCTTCACCACTATCTTCGTCTTCTCCATAATAACCATCATATGATTCATTAAGGAATCTAGAAAAACTCTTTACTAGTCTAAAGCTTTCTTCGACTTTTTCTTCTTCAGTCTCGTCTTCTTCAGTCTCGTCTCCTTCAGGATTTCCAGAGTCATCATCATCCTCTTCAACTTCTTCAGCGTCATCTTCAAAGTCGTCTTCTTCCTCTTCTTCTGGAGGATTCATTCCTGGTCTTTCTCCTTGAGAGAATGCAGGAACGCTTCCTTCTCCTGGACCAGCCGGTGTTGCTTCATAATTACCAGAAACAGGTCGTTTTGGCCCTAATTCAGGTTGATCGTATGTTGTATCATCAAATCCCTCTTCAAAGTTTGAGGAAGCACTTGTCATGTTATCCACTCCCAATGGATCGCTATTTCCTGTTGAATATTTGTCAGAAAATTCGAAAAAGTTTAAAACTCTACCCGACATTGTGTATAATTATTTTAGTTATTTATCTCTAACTTTTAGAGACTTTAAAAAAATCAAGTTAAATGAGTGAATGGAGAGTACGAGATGATCACCGAGCCAATGAGCTTAGTGTGATGCCAGGAGGAAGCGACGTAAAAGCGCTTTACACAGATGGCAAAATATTAATTTACGACAAAATAAAGAACGTCAAGAAGTATTGCTCCGTTCTTATTTCTAGACCCGAAGTCATTGAGATCTGGGTCGATGAGAAACCTTATTGGAAACGCTAAACAATCATATATGGAAAATGAAATGGAACAGATGCTTGACTCCTACTATGAGGATTCAGTCGAGCTTAGGGACAACAAGTTCTTAATTTTTAAGAGAGTCAATGACTATCGTCAGAGCGATCGAATGGCTGCAATGGTCTACCTTGAGGATCGTACTCTTGGAACCATGATTGAGCTAGGAACTTACTTTGACGCTTCGTGGAGGTTTCTAACTCCGATGACTGAGAAACTGTTTTGGTCAAACGTTAAGTCCTATCAGGATGAAACTAAGGATGTCTTCAACAGGATTAGGTGTCGCATTCCAGATTCTAGAGACCTGTTTATGTATCGTTTGCATTTTTCCAAATTTAGGACCAGCACAGCAGAAACGATAGACCGACTTAAAAAAATATTTCACGGTGAAGTACAAGACAATAACAATTAGAGTTGAACTCTCAGGAGAGAAAGAAGCTCTTCTAAAGACTGTGACAGACATTGAACTAAAGGTCTCAAAGAAAATAAATCGCGTGATCTGGTGGAGGCGACTCTTTGGAAAGAAGAGTACCATCAATCTGGACAGGGTTAACATAACACAATTTCCAAACAATTAATTATGGCAAGATTATATAAGACAGTTGAAGTAGACGCCGAGGTAGAGATAAAGTTCAACGACGTAATCGAATACATTGAAGATTACGCGACGAGGGCCGAGATCGCAGAGATCCTAGAGACGATACGTGACGAGAAAGTAGACAATTTTCTTGAAGCAAATAAGCTAGATGGAGACTACCTCAAAGAAGAAAAGACTATTCTGCTTTCAAGAGCGGCAAAGAAGTTCACACTACAGGAACTTGAAGAAAAGCTTGGAGGAAATAAATTTGATTTTATTTAGGTCCTTTTTTACGAGACCTAACTATTAAACAGACGATTATCGCAATTAGAATTACTGATAGTCCGCTTAAGTGGACTATCGATTCTATTTCTTGAGATACCATTTATTAGTGCTATTTAAGATTATACTTCTTAGCGAGCATCATCGCTCTTTTCTTATCCATTCCACCGGCCTTATATTGAGCAAGCTTAGCGTCTGCATAGTCGTTATCCCCGTCTCCGTCCTGGTCTTCTTGCTTCTTCTTTTTAGCGGCAGCTTTCATCTTTTCTTTCTTCTTTGCTTCATTCACAGTAAAACTCTCAAAGCTCTTAGCTAACTTACTAAATGGGTTGTCCTGCATCATGAGCCCAGCAAGAGGATTTTCTCCGCCTTGATGTTGAGTACTCATTAGGAAGTTTGCAACCTCTTGGATATCGTCTAGTGAGGAAGCAATGTGATCAACCGCCCAACCATGACCGTCACTTAGGATTGAATCAACCATTTGAGGATCCATTTCTAGCATCGCATCAATGTGTCTCTTTATGGTCTTTAGGTTTCCGAAGAACATGTAGTTATCAGGTTCCTGCATACAACCACCGTCCATTCCTCCACAACCGCATCCACATTCGTAAAGTCTTCTCATCTCTTTTAATTATTTTCCTTTAGAAGCCTTGATCAAGTTCTTAGCTAGAGTATTTCTCTTATGGGTCTTAGCATCCTTCTTGTCAAGCTGAAGTCCAGGTTTCTTTTTATCTTTGTCCTTCTTCTTAAGTTTTGCCTCGCTCTTATCGATGTCAGATATATTCATCTTCTCACCTTTTTTCATTCCCATTTCCTTGCGAAGAGCTCCCTTCTTCATGTCTCCAACAACTCCTCCGATCCATTTGTCTTTCTTAGCTTCATTTACGAATTGTGAGAAGCTCATGATTCCCCTAGACTCCTGTACTCCAGGTTGAGTTGCAGTATCCAATTCGCCTTCAACTGGGGCAGCAGGTACAGTTCCTGAAGTAACTTGACTATCACTAGGCGCGACTCCAGTAGTGCCGACTGGCTGAGCATCAAGGGATTGATCTAGGTTAAATCGTACTGCTACTGGAATAGACGTGTCTCCAGTAACGAATTCAGACTGGTATGTTCCTCCGACCATTCCATCCTTCATGTCTTTAAACTGTTCATCACTAATCACAAAAGAGATCGCATCAGGATCGTCTTGCGAACCAGTGGTCTGTTTTCCAGCTATACTTATCTTCATTGATACAGTAACGACATCTAATGAAGTTTGCTTATTCATGAACTTAGCATCAGGCTTGAGTAGAGTACCGTCTTTTTCTAACTGTTCAACTTCCGCCTTTGTGAAGAGAGAGTCAAGTATATGAGTCTTCGCAAGCTCTTCAAAGTTTAAGACCGCAGGTTCATCAGTAGATGAAACGTTCGCTTTTATTTGAGTCGAATCGCTAGGCACGCTCGCTTCTGGAGCGGCCGGTGTTCCCATTTCTTCTGGGCTTAGAGGCTCTCCCGCTTGTTCAGCTTCGAATATCTTTGCAAAATTAAAGTACTTATGCATTAGTATTTCCTTTTTTGTTATTTATCTTAATCAGAATAGATTTTAGAATAGAGATCAGACATTAAGTCTATCATCTCTTCTATCGTACCTTCCCTTCTTAGTTCCTTGAAGACTAAATTCTCGACTGAGAACTCTCCTCCTGAAGCAAGACCTGACTTCCGGTCAGCTAATACCTTCCTTTTGAGTCTCTCAACATACTCATACAGGATCTTAGCTTCCATTCCGGAGATAGACTTTGCTCTCTTCTTCATCATCTCTACTTCTGCCTGAATCACTCTCTTCTTTTCAGAAACGTCCTTTTGATCGATCTGTGGAGGATTGTATTGTGGAACTATTATCCACTTTCCTTTAAGAAGAGAATAGAGACCTGAAGCGGTGTGTTGTTCGTCTTTGTGTTGTACATAGCATTCCACATCATGTCCTCTAAGGACTACTGGATGCCGTTGGTTCCACATAAATCTCTGACCATCCAATGCCTTTCTTACTAAATCGATGTTTGAGTCGACTTGTGAAAAATCAACTATTAAGTGAACATCTAGGTCAGAGTCACGATTCCAGTTATAGTTAGCCAACGAGCCAGTCAGCTGTACGTCAATGATCGGAACATCGAGCTTTAAGGATTCCCAAAAGTCCTTGGCTATCTGTAAGAGAGTCTTTCTGATCTCAGGCTTCATTTGATTTTCCTCCCATATCTTTGGACAGAGATCCTTATGATACTCAACCTTTTCGTTGATCCACTCGCTAAATTTTCTAGCTCGATTTTTCAAAATAAGAGATAATTTGTATTATTTATCTGATTATTCTTTTGATAAATAATGAATATGAAACACGTTAAATCATACTCCTCAATAAATGAGTCAGTTCTTCAAAACGGAATAGTCCTAATCAAGGGAAAGCCTAGAGGTAAGGACAAGGAGAAGATGTTGTATGCAGGTCACGTGATGAGTTCTGCTGAGCTTAGACCTGGTGCAACCATGCTCTTTATGTCAGACCAGTTCTATAGAATAATAAAAGAAGGAGATCGACTGAAGGGAGTGAAGATAAACTGGAGGAGTGAAGAGTCACTAAAGGATTCACTAAACTTGAAGTCTCCAGGAAAGATAAGCATCGTTAAGAATAACAATAAGACTCCATATCATTGGAAGACACTAAAAGAGACTACAATCTCACAGGCACTAGACAGAGTTAGGGACGACATCGACGGTTCAGATTATCTCTTTGAGTCAGTTGACCAGACAGCAGGGGGCTCTACTTACGCTAAGTTCGTCAAAGCTGCAGTAGATTCGATATTCGGAGGAGAAAAGAAAGCTGTCGTTCTTTCATGGACTGCGACTGACGCGATGGATCTCGTCGAACCTGACGAAGACAGTACTGTCGCTGAGCATGAAGCAAAGATTCAATTCATATTTATAGATCCGAGTCTAGTCAAAGAATTAGAGGAAATGGGTGCAAGCACTAGGGGCGACCTGTACTTAGAGATCTCATCTAACTTGACTTATTCTAGTTGGTATGATCCTGGAGATTACATGAATCCGCCTGATGGAGACACTGAGATAACTGATGCTGAGCATGAGATAGTCGACATATCTATAAGTAACGTGGAATATGACGCAAATTTCGTTGAATTTGAACTCAACCCCATAAAAAAGACCATCAGTACTGCGTTAACTGGATCAAATGACGTTGACGATTTTCTTATCTCTTCTCCTAGATCCTACACAAATTTTGAGAAATATTTTAATATTTAACTTTCTTTAAGTATCTTTTCAAAAAGGAAAGAATGGAAAAGTGTTATCACATGAATGATTCTGAATTCGAGGAATTCTTAGAATCAATCGGAGGTCTCGAAAATGGGTACTATACTGATCGACCTCGTATCGTATCCAAAGGATTTTTTGAAGTTGACCCCGGCTGGTATGGTCTTATTAAGGAGCTCATTGAAGAAATCATTGCTCTTGGCTGGGACAAGCAAATATGTCAAGTAAAAGAGAAATTTGGAGGTCTTCGATTCTACATCAACTCTGCAAGCAATGAGATTCATGACAGGATAAGTGAAGCTGAGAAACTAAGTTACTCGGTTTGTGAGAAGTGTGGAAATCCTGGAAAGCTTAGAAACAATCGACGTTGGGTTCTCACACTGTGTGACCAGCATGATGCTGAACCTAAAAAAACTAATTAACATGGCAAAGAAAAGAATGAGCATGCAAGAAAAGCATCAAGAGACGATCATTGATATGATCAATGAGATGTTCAAATTCGCCGGTCATGACGTGACCTATGACGACATTAAGGATCGTAAGGACGATTGGTACATGCAGTGGACCATGACTCACGCACAGTACGATGAGTGGCGAGCTTGGGGATCAACTTACCTTAAGAAGAAGTACAATTGGAACAAGACTCTAATCGAAAGAGAGATGTCGATGTTTGGACTCATGTGGGGACTCAAGTTCAGCGACAGTCCACAATACTTTTCAAAATGAAGAAGCTTTTCTTAGATGACATTCGTATCCCAAAGGATGCGATCACTCTAGTGCCAAGCCAATTTAATAAGTTCTACTGGGAAAACGATTGGGACATAGTTAGGACATACGATGAGTTCATGCAATATCTTACGTCAAGAGGCATGCCTGATTTTGTTTCCTTTGATCATGATCTTGCTGACTTTCACTATGATTTCAAGCCTGAGGATTATGAATCCATGAGTGAGGAGGAGATGATCGCTAAATTCGGCAGCATGGAAAAGACCGGATTAGACTGTGCTAAAGCTCTGGTAGACTATTGCGGAATCTCCGATAAAAAATTACCAAATTACTTAGTACACTCAGCTAACCCAACAGGTAAGGAAAACATAGAGAAGTTTTTAATTAACGCTAAAAAGCATCTTAATATTTAATTGGTTCTTTCGAGCCTTACGCAAAACAGTTTATCATGATGAACACATCTTTTTTATTGTTAGTCGGGATTGTCGCGAACTTAGGGTGCTGGATTTTCTCAACAGCCACGATGGTCAATGGAGAGCACAATAGAACCGCTTTTGTTATAAAATCAGTCTTCTATTGGTTTTCAGCTATAATCAATGTATTA